TGCCCATTTCATACCTGTAGCTTCTGAGCTATCTGCTGTTAATACATGAGTATTAGTTCCTATAGATAATGCTGATGGGTTACCACTTCCATCACCTGCAATCAAATGTCCTTTGGTAGACATATCGACAGCACTTACTGCTGATGAGCCATTACCCACTAAAATTCCATTTGCAGTTAAACTTGTTGCACCTGTACCACCACTTCCTACAGCTAGGGTTGCAGAAAGACCTGCTGCTGTTCCACTTGTATTTTGATTACCTGCTGTATTTACACCAGGCAGATCAATATTACCTGTGCCATCAAAAGATACACCACCAATATTTCTTGCAGTTGCTAAAGCTGTTGCTGTTGCTGCATTACCTGTGGTTGATCCTGATGTGCCACTTACATTTCCTGTAACATTACCTGTAATGTTTCCTGAAAAAGTACCTGACAATACATCTGTGCTTGAATTAAAAGTTAATCCTGATGCTGTCTTTGGACCTAAGTCGCCAGTCGCTGCCGTTGTAAACAAGGGGAAACAAGTAGTGTCTGACGACTCATCTGCGACAGTAATTGCAGTTGGTACATAACTTGATGATGCTTTACCATCTAATTGTGATTGAATGGAAGATGATACACCATCTAAATATCCTATTTCTGTAGATGTTACTGCTGAAACACTTACATCTCCACTACCATCAGAAACTAATGCTCTTGATGCAGTTAAGTTTTCCATTTTAGAAAATGCTATTGCTGCACTAGTGTTTACATCTGCATTAACAATAACTCCTGTGCCAATAGCTGCTGTACCTGTAGTGCCTATAGATATATCGCCTGAAATAACAACAGGGTTAAAATTAGTTCCATCAGCTATCAATGCAGCACCACTAGTATTGGTAGCCATAAATAAATCATCGCCTGAAATTGTTACATCGCCACTAAATGTAGCATTTCCTGATACAGTTAATGCACCTGAAGATGTAATAGTAGTTGCAGTTAAATCAGGCATATTAGCTGCTATATTTGCTAGTGTTACTTTTAAGTTAGAACTAGACTGAACGATAGGAAATACTGCACTACTCAATGGTGTCGTGGTTGCTGTAAAATCTGTTATTTTCTTAGTTGCCATTTATTGTATTGTCCAAGTCGTTATTGAAGGTTCAGATACATCTTGCCAATTACCAGGTGCTATATCTGTTTTATCTTCTTGTTGTATTAATTCATTATTTTCAGTTGCTATCAAAAACAAGTTATCTTCTGTTTCGATATAACCTTGTGCTGTTTCAGGTACAGTAGTCCAAGAAGTGCTACTAGTGCTTACAGTTGTCCATGTAGTCATTAGTAAGCTCCATAGTCAATTCTTGTGGTTGGTGCTACTCCTGAATGTCGGTCTCTTTCGTTAGATCTTATAATATCATCTTTGGCTCTATCATATAAACTAGACCAAGTTTGTAATCTTTTATCGTTGTATAAATAAGGTTCTGCTTCAACTAATGCACCATAAAGATAAGCATCAGGGTGAAAAGTAAGCATATCATTAGTTGTGTTAGAGTCAGATAAAGCTGTAAAGTATTTAAAATACAACATTTCTATTTCGTAAACCCCATCAGGTATTGGTCTTAGTTGAAAGTTATTACCAATAATAGAATATGCTTTTGGTTTGCCTGTATTGCTACCACCTCTAACTCTATCCATTTGTTCAGGTGTCATATACTCTAATGCTGTTTTAGGATCAGTATTGAGCTGTATATTCCTCATAGCTATAAAATTATCAGGTAAAGAATAATATTCGGTATCTGCAATCGTACTTGCAGTTACTCTAGTTTCCATTCTTCTAATCTTAAAATCTCTTCTATGTCTTGCTTCTGCAAGTGCAATAAATTCAGGTATTCTGTCATCTAAATCAGTTCTATCTAACCAATTAGATATTGCTGTTTTTAATTCTGCATAAGTTGTAATTGCCATTTTTGTTTCCTAAAATCTTTTTTTAAATGAAATGCCTTTGTAATCTCTATCAATATCAATATCTATAAAAGAATCTTCATCTATTGGTTTTCTATGTTTTAATTTGATATTTTTGACAATATTTTTAAATGTTTTTGCTTCATCTCTTCTAAAAGGTTGAAAATCACTATATGTTGTACTGCCAAAATTATTTCCTTTTGTTCTATAATTTTTTTCTTTTTTAAATTCAAAAGGCATTATATTCTCCTATTGGTTGTTTTTAAATACCTATATTCAGGACTATTTATTAATTTTCTAACCCCTTCTTTGTGATTAGGATTAAACAAATCAACCCCATACTTATTCTTCCATTCGTAATACACAGTCATAGGAATTCTTGCAGATAACCTAAACTCATCTTTTATGTGATGATCGTGCTGTTGTAGTTTCTTGTTAGAATCAATAAGGGGTTGTATGTTTTCGATATGTTCGATAGCCATTTCTTTCGTTGGTTCATGCCAATGAAAAATTTGTTTATCATCGAGTTTTCTTCTCATTCACTTAACTCGTCAATGTAGAGATTTGCTGTAGAACTAGCTACAATCGCTGCAACTTTCATGCCACCATCAATCTTGAAGATTTCAGGATCATAAGCACCTAATATGGTTGAGCTTGTTGTTGCTGTTGGGTTTGCACCAAAAGCTACAAAAACACCATCGGTGTCAGATACAACTCTTATATACTCTGTACTTGCATTAGTTGCTGCTGTTTGTTGAGAACCAGTATTTACAGTTCTCTTTATTGTATTAGTAACTCGCAAACCATAATTTACTGATGCCATGTTTATCTCCTAATTACGAATGTTACATCTAGTGCTTTAGCACCTGTAGAGTTTCCATCAGTAATCATTTCGATAGAACCATCTTCTTCAACTCTGTTGAGTGCTGTTGGAACAGATCCGTCCATTGTACCGACTGCTGAACCTGAGTGTGCAACTGTAAAACCTGCACCTGTTACAGCAGTACCACCAATCTCAAAAGTAATCGCAGCATTACCACCACTTATAGCTCCCTGTAGCACAGACATAATTTTAATTATTCTGCCGCCATCAGGAACTGCTACAAAGGTTGAACCTGCTGTTGATATGTCAGAAATTCTACCTGTTATAAAATAATCGTTTAATGTTCTCATTAAAGTTCTCCATGTTAATAACCCTCGTTCCGAAGAGATACCTTCTTCAAGGTCATTATTAATTTGGTATCAAAAAGGTGGGGGAGCCAAAAACTTTGGAGTGAAAAAAACTCCCCCTAACATATATATGAGGATATATGAAATTTATTATGAAGTTGTCAAGTCTGCAATAGTTGCTGAACTTGCTTCGTTCTTAGCTACTAGTGTCCATTCTGCGACTAATAGTCGTTTCATAGCATCACCAGTTTTCGCTAACTCTTGAGTTTCAAAAGGTCTTAAGAAAGCAGTATCAAACATTTCTGTTTCAACTAATAAAGCACTTCTTCCTGAAGAGCGAAGTACCCTGTCAGCTACTACTCTAACTTCACCAAAGTCTGAAACATAAACATCAATAGTAGCCACTAGGTTTCTATCTTCTGCCATGTCCATTCTTGTAGAGTTTCCAGTAAAACCTGAAACTTTTTGTTTATTAAAAGAGCCAACTAATAATAGATCAGGTTCACCACCATTGTCAAAACAGCTTTTTAGTTCTGTTTTAAGTAATGCTTCAGTTAAAACTCTTTGAGTTCCGTCTGTAACAGAACCTGATGAGTTTGAACCACCTGAACCATAAGAGTTATTAGTTTCAGTCCAAGATTCAAAACCTCTTGACTTACGAGCAGCTCCACCATTACCAGATCCAGCAGTAGCTGCATTTTTACCAGTAAGGTCTAGCTCCATATCTCTTTTTAGTTCTTTACCAGCTTTAGCTATTTGATAAGCTAACTCTGAGTTTACACCTGCATGAATAACAGCTTCTTGTGTGCCTGAAACCATCACAGGTTTGTATGAAATCTGTGTATAGTTGAGAACACGAGAAGTTGCAGACATCGCAGCACTAGGAGAGTCATCTCCCTCTATTTGTGCATTTGAAGCAGCAGATGCTAAAGAATCAGTTTGCCATTCATGTTTAGTGAATGTTGCAGTTCCTGTACCAATACTTGACATAAATGGAGTATCAGTTGGAGTAATATTATAAATAATATTCTGCAAATCTTCTCTGTTTCCCACAGCATCATAGGTTTCAAATGTATTTGTTAATTGTGCCATTTGTATTACACCTCTGTGTTAAAAGTTTAGTATTAGATTAATCCTTCAAGTAATTTAGCAGCATCGCCAACTTTACCTGTTTTTCTCAATCTAGCTCGTTGTTGCTTTACTTTCTCGCTATTGACTTCACCTTTAGTAGTACCAGTTCCTGGTTTTGTTACTTTAGGAACAACTTTAGTTTTCTTTTTAGATATTTTTGCATCTAAAAGATTTTCATACAACATAGCTTTATGAAGTACATCTACTGATCTAGCATCAATAAGACTATTAACTTCTTGCTCAGTAAATCCTTTTTTAACTGCAAAGGTTTTAATTGATTGTTTCAATTTAGGGCCTTTGTTTGGATCATTCCAATCAGGAAGTCTTTGAGCCATTATCTCTTGCTGTCTAGCAAGTTCTTCTTGCCATTTAGTTTGTGCTTCTTGCTGTTGTTTAAGTTGAAGATTATTTTGTTCTTCTTGAACTAATCTTTTATTTTCTTGAAGTTCTCTGTATTGATCTCTTTTGGTCATATATTCCATTGGATCTTCTTCCTTGAGTTTTGTCCAGTCTACAGATTTAAACTCATCGAGTTTTTTATCTGCTGAATCTGTAAATTGTTCAAGTTGAGAAATGTATCGCTGTCTTTCTTGCTGAGTGGCAGCTAATTCTTCATCAGCTTTTTGCCTTTGTTCTGCCAATACTTGACTTTTTCGTGTGTAATCAGCTTGTCTTGAATAACCTGAACGAAGCTCATCGAGGGTAACCTCAACATCTTTACCATCAACTTTAACAGTATATGTACTAGGTTCATCTAGTGCTTGTTCTTGGTCATTTTCAACTAAATCATCAGCAGTCAATTCGTTAGAATCTTGTACTGGTTCTTCAACTGATTCGGTATTTTCCATTACCTGTTCAGAAGTATTATCCTCTACTTCTGTTTGCACTTCTTCCTCTACAGGTTGTTCCGAAGCTGGAGCTTGTAATTGAGAAAGTAATGCTTCCTGTGCTGATGCAACATCAGTTACAGGAATTCCTTTATGTTTGCTTTCTTTTGTTGGAATATTGTCTTGTGGAGTTGGTTTATTTACTTTAGCCATTTTTACTCTCCTTTCTTTCTTGTTCTAACAATTTTCCATTTTCCATTGTATTTATTAAAACTTGTTTAAACTTTAATGCAGCAATCTGTTGATGATAAAGAGATTCTCTCTCATCTTTTTCAGTTGCTTTTGTAGAAATCCATTGTTGATAACCATCATTTAATATTTGATTAAAAGCATTTATTACTAATGGATTTTCTAAAACCATTTGTGCATCTTGACCATCTCTGATCTGTTCTTCTTTTTCAGTCATTTTGTTCTCCTATCTGTTTGATTCTATCCACTATATGAGTGGGTATAGTTCTTCGCCCAGCGAGATATCCTTTTATATGATTAACAGGTGTGCCTGTTTTCAAGAATAGCTCATTGATTGAAACTCGGTATTTCAACATTAAGTTTTGTAATTCTTTATTGTTCAACCAATTTTTCCGTTCTTGGTTTTTTTCAAAACACCTCTGCCCATAAGAACATCGGCTTGAGTTACTTTTCCATCTTTGTTTAAATCAGGAAAAGATTTTTTCTTTTTCTTTTTCATCATGCTCTTGCTACCTTCTTTGCTCTTGCAGATAAATCTTTAAAATGAACAACTTGTTTAGAAGTTTTGCTATGTGTTTTGCCTGTATGAATTTGTCCATTAGGCATCTTATGAACATTCCCTTTAAATTCTTTACCTGTTTTAAAATAATGTTTGGTTTTAGCACCCATTAGCACTTACCCTTGCCCTTTTTACCTTTCTTGTGTTTCTTTCCGTACATAATATTTCTCCTTGACTATTTAATTTTTTTACCACCCATATTTCTTAAAGGTGTTTTTCCTCTTGAATCTAATTCTTTTTTTATTTCATTAAGATGGAATCTACTTTTTTTAATATCTTTATTTTTTAATAAATTTTTTAAACGAGTAGTTCCTATTTTTCTAATACTGTTGATGATTGCACTACCAACTATTGGTAAAGCCATAATATTTCTCCTATAAAAGTTTAAGTATTTCTGTAAATTTATCACTCATTAAAACAAAGACTACAATAGCTCCATAC